GTCGATTTTTCTTTTGGGACAGAACGTGCGAAAGCGTGCAGCACCCAGTTTGGGATAACCGCTAGGAGCATACGACAGTGGCTCATTGCAAGTAGAGCTCACGTGGATGGCACAAGTGGATAGAACCACCCCAATCCAGGTTGCCGGCATCCTCACGCATGCGCGAGGGTAGCGGGGCCCGGATTGAAGCAGCCCTAAGCGCACTCCGCTGTTGGCTTCCGTCTTATACCCTTTTGAGGTATAAGTGCCCACCCACCTATCTGAAAAGCGCCATTGTAGTATTCTTCAACTAGACGGTTGCTGTACAGCAAAAGAAAACAAAAGAAACATGCCGTAGCAAATTAGTGCATGCACACTAGCTGCGAGTTGTCTTCAAGCTGGCACCGGTCTCGCGCGCGCCAAATAAGGCGCCACTTCTGCAAAAGCGGACTTCCCTTCCGCTGCAATGCTTTCCACGTCGTGCAAGACGTCGGATGCCATACCAGTAGCAGAGTGAATAGCGTTCACTGTGTTTTGTGCCGCGACGGGCACTGAGGTCATCGCCTGACCGGGGATGGTGTCCAAAGCGTGTCTGGTGTACCATGCAGCACGTGGTGTGACACTGAAGTACTGTGACTTGCCACAGTCGATCAACACAATGATGGTCGACATGGGCCTCTGTACATCAGCAGTAGTAGAGCCACCGACCCACTGCGCAATGTGAGACATGAAACCGTTCGGCGCCGTGACTGCGCCTCCCCACTCCGTGTAGGTCTCGTAATCGGTCGAATTAACCACGTGGCTAATGATCTCCCTCTCACGTGGGAAATCGACCAGATCATACTTCTTCACCTGTGAATTAGCACGTACCGTGCCCGCGAAATCATTCCAACTTGCATTTGCCAATGCACCAACCGTCGGAAATGGAGATCCAGGCAAACGGATGCGCTGATCACAGTTGAGTATGTAGACCCTGCCTCCTCGGTCAAGCATTGGTGTGTTGCAGCAAAGTCCCAAGCTCATCTTCATCGCACGACCCGACGTGGCTCCCCCGACTGTAGTGGACGCTGCCGACAACGCCGGGTTGTTGAACACGTTCACAGTGGG